AATCATACCGCGAGACGCCAGCGCGTTCATATACTTGCGCTCAAAGTCCTTGTCGTTGTGTATCTTGTTCCACGTTGTCCCCCACGCTGGCATGTCCTTGTCCTTGCACACTGACTGACCAGCTCTGCCCGCTGTCACGCGAGACAGGAACTCAACCCAAACCTCATCAGGCAATCTAGCTGACATCGTCGTAATCCTCATCGTCGAAATCTACGGTCAAAACATAACTGGTATTGTCGTCAATCAACAGCAACGCCTCATCGCAATTGCTGCACACTATCGACTGCATCTTCTCAAAAACTTTTCCCCGAGTATCCTGAAGGCAATAGTCGCACGTCACTGGCTCATCAAAGAACCAGACCCAATGACGCTTGAACTCTAGCACCTCACCCATCGTGATCCACCAGCTCGGCAGCGCAAGCCAGATAACCACAACCGTCAACGTAATTATCTTGATGGTATGGATTGCCCTTGAGCCTTGCCATCTTCAACAGCGTCATCATTATACCTACGTCAATTGGCGTGACGTTGTGATCCAAATGGTTTGACCAGTATTTCGCAATCGTTGTGAAGTTGTCCTCCATATTGCCGTGATCCTGCGCCCGATCTTTGGTCACATATTCCTTCGCCGTATCTAAAACCTCAGCCCTTTTCATGATCTCTACTCATTTCGTTAACCGTTAAATTACAAACCAAGCACTCACGCTTGACCACAACCTTGTCGCTGACCAGCTTTGTCATCAGGCTCTTGCATTTTGGGCATCTATCCTGATCCAGCATGCGCTGCCAACTACCATCCCCCGCTGCTATCATTATCCCTCCCCCTGCTAAATGGCACCTCAACGCTCGCCAGAGGCTCATAGCCACGCATTAGCTCTCTTGGCCACACATCTATCCTGACACCGTTACCAACGCGCTGTACGTTCACTGTGAGCGTCCTAACGTCAATCCAAGTGGACGTGCCGAGTAACATATACTCACGATCCTTCAGCACATCGTCACGCTCGTTGTCGATATCTTCCATACGAACCCCACTCAAAACGGAATCTCGTCGTCTAGGTTAGCCGGAACCGGCTTTACGCTCACAACCTCGGCACCCGCAAATGCGTTCTTTATAGCATCAACTACAGGTGCCTCTTTGTTCAACCCCTCAATGATCCGCCCTATCTCATCAACAGAATACACTACCATCTCGCGATTGTCGCGCTTTACCTTGCCCGCCTCATAGCCTGTCGCCGTAATAGCTATCACGCGACCATCCGGCGTCCTGCCCTCGATGTAGTCGCCTGTCAGCGGTTTCGCGCCAGCGGCTATGGCGGCAGCCTCTAACGCCGCCACACCACGCAGCGTCACCTCAACCTCATGCTCGATAGACGGATCGCATTTATCTATTGCTGCATTGAGCCTATCCATCTGCTGCTCAAACCTGTCACGCAGGTCGCCACCAACCAACCACACCAGCCGGTCTACACCCCATCGCCCCTCAACCTCAGACACGACATCGTCATACCTATGCAACGCGTCCTGCATCCGACGCATTGCTGGCTGAGTAGGCTGATAATAAACCTTGCTAGGTTTTGGCCTCTGCCTCGTTGTCTTTTTAGCTACCATCATCTTTTCCCTTCATCATTTTACATCGGCTCGTTTTAGGGTCGGTCGGGTAGGCTACCCTTAGGGTGTAGCCGACCCAACCTACCCTCGGCTGAAAACCCAACCGACCCTCGGTTGAGAATGATTATCAACCGACATTATCGTCTAACTCACTGTTTATCCAACACATAAAATTATCAACAACCACCAGACCCTTGTCCTGAAGTGCCTGCCGAGCCGTGTTTCGCTGCTCTGGCGTTAAATCTGGCGATTTGCCCTTATGGGCGTCATTCCACGCCGCAATTGGCACCCTTTTCTGCCCCATATCTATGATGAGGTTTTGCAATGCCATAAACGCATGTTCCTGCCGCCCTGAGGCTGGCTTGGCTGACCGTTTCTTCTTTGGCACGTCGCCGCCATCCAGCCTCGTCAGTACCACCGACGACCCTGATATGGACGCAATCGGCGTCATCTCCAGCGTGATATCGGCCATAGGCTCGGCATCCTTTTGCTTCTCAACGCGCATCGTTATGTAGCTCTCATCCTTCGACACCACCACAGACGTGTCTACCGCGCCAAGAATGGCCGACGAACCCCTACTGCCGCGCTCAACCGCCTTGCCAGAGTGATGCACAAACACGACCGCACACTGCACATGATTACGGATAGCGTCAGCCGCAGATATTACCAAGCCAGTCTCGGTCGAGCTGTTCTCGTCAGCGCCAAGCATTGCCCGCGCCAATGTGTCGATATATACCGCCGTCCACTTCCTATCCAGCCGGTCGATTGACCGGATTAGCTTCTCAACCTCAGCCTGATCGCGCATGTTCACGGCTAGAGGCAGCATGTGAAAGTGACCGCTTGTGCCTAGTCCGTGCGTTGACTTCCACGCCTTGACGCGCTTGCCAAGCCCGCCAACGCCCTCACCGGCTATATAGAGTACATCGCCCTGCTTGGTCTCAATGCCCTGCCAGTCGATGCCGTGCGCCTGACAAAGCGCCATATCTAGGCTGATAAAGCTCTTACCACTCCCCGGCGGGCCATAGATCATGCTCAATCCGTGCGCCGTAATAAGTCCGTCGTCACCCTGGCCCACCGCCCACTCAATTGGCGGCATGTTCATTAGGTAATCCTCGTCGACGAAGTCGAAGTAATCGCCGTCATTATTATCGTTGTTATAATCCTCTGCCTCAGCGACTGGCTCAACCGCCGGAGCCTCAGCCACGACCACGGCAGCCTTAACCGCTGCCGTCAGATCACCCAAGCCCTTGCCGCTGTCGAGCCAGTCAACGACATCGCCCTTGGCCGGTAAGCCGTCCAGCTCCACCCGCTTGATCTGCTTGGCCACGCCAAACAGATTGCCGGTCACTATATCCGCATGCTCACGCCCCGCGTCGTCGTTATCAGCCAAGACCACGACATTGCGGCCAACGAAATACTGGTTGAGTACCGCCTGCCACTTCTTGGCACCGCCGTGAGACGTCGTGGCGACCAGCCCCAGCTTAGTAAGCCGCTGTGCCGCCTTCTCGCCCTCAACGATAAATATAGGCGCGTCTGGATTGGTTATGATGTGGTGCAGGTTATACGGCAAAGCCTCGACGCCATCCATATTGAACAGCCAGCCGCCCTTGCCGTCTGGGCGACATTGCCTAAACGTTTTAGGCTCAAACCGCCTGACCTGATAGCGCACCTCACCCTGATCGTCGATGTAGTCATACACCGCCGACATAAACCGCGCTGGCTGCAACGACTGCTGCGCCTGACGCTGTATGCCGAATTTTCTTTCTAATATCTCGGGGATATTGCTGGCGATTGTTGCGCCCTCGTTCATCCGCACCAAGTCTACGCAGCCCCCGCCCTCGTTGGTTTCAAAGTCAAACCAAGTGCCTTTGCCCAGATGCACCTCGCGTGAGCCTCTGTTGCCAAACCGGAGCGTCCGGCCTTTCTGCGACAGCTTCATATTAGGCTCGCCCCAATAATGCCGCGCTATTTGCTCAATGTGAGCCGATATATTTGTCATTGTTCAAACCCTTTCCTGCCCCTTTGTCCCTTTAGAAAAGCGGCCACGGCGGCTAGGGAAAGGGAGGGAAACCCTAACCGCCGTGACCTCCCGCGCTAGAACAGGTCGCTGCCCGCCACTGGAGCCGCCGAGGTGGCAACGGCTTCCATCACAGGCGCTGACACTGTCGGCGCAGGTTCTTGCGGCGCTGCAGCGCCGTCTAGGGTCGCCGGACGGTCAACCCAACCGGAGATAACCATCACCGGCTTCTTGAAGGTCAGCTCGCCGTTAGGTGTGTTCACCTTGTAACGCTCTGAGCCGGTAAACTCAATGACCGGCACCTTACCCGCATTGTCGGCCTTCTGAGCCTCATATGCGTTGTGCAGGTCATTGAAAGGCACGGTCATAGTCTTTGCGCCGCTGGACAGCTCACGCAGCCCCAGCTCCTTGTTACAGAGCTTGACCTGAAACCCCTGATTGTGGTCAGGGCTTGGGCGTGCAGGCATTGGCTCACCAATATTGACCAGATGAAAGTCTGGCGCACCACCAACAAAGCCGAGCCAGCCGACCTTTATGTTCTCCAAATCCATTGCGACTTTGACCGGATACTCCAGCTCGGATTCATCCTTAACCCAAGTGCCACCCTCATCCTGATGCCGGTCAACCTTGATGATGTAACCGCCACGCGTGTCATACTTCAAAATCGGCACGATTGCTGAACCGTCACCGCTGTTTTCATTCACAAAACCTAAAGCCATTTTACGTTTCCTTTTCCGTTTTCAGCTTTTCAAAATTGGCTCACAACCGTGAACCCACTAATCGGGTAATAGGCGCAGACGTCACGATCCGCCGGATCGCCTCGGTCTGACCTGCCACCCATTCTCACCGCAAACTCACTGGCAAAATTTATTCGCACCAATGCGTCGCGGTAAAGTACGATAAAATACGACGGCAATCCGGTGCAAGCGGAAATGTCATGCGCCCTGATAACCTTGTGCAGGTTAATCATTGCCGTGGGATACTTATTCATCTCAAATGTGCGTGCCTTTATTTCGGCAAACGCCACAATCTTTTCCTCAAAATCGTCGGTTATAGCCACGTCTAGGCCAAAGCTCATTGGCAGCTTGTCGAGGCTGTAGCCCTTTTCCGCCAGCAAGTCAGCGACGCGCTGCTCGTTGTTGCGGTCGGCCTGGGATTCATACATTGGCCGGAACATTATTCCCTCGCCATCAGATCGCGGCACACCATAATAAAGTCAGGCCAAGACAGCGTCGCCGTATAGCGCCAGTCGTAAGCCTCGGCTACATCCTGAGCCAGTGGCCGCCCTAACCTTACCAGCGCCTCAATGGGTATCCGCACATTAATGTCCTGCCGGTCTAGCTTCCAGATCAGGCACGGCAGGCAGTCATTAGGGTTGCCGTCTGACGTGCGGGCGGCGGTCACTATCTGATCCCACCAAGAAGATGACACGGCATTTTTATATCTTTTTAATTCTAATAAAAACGGAAACGATGCGTCTGAGGCTGTCAGGTCTGCCAGATTTTTCATCTGGTACTGCTCAAGGTTGCGCTTAAACTTTATGCCCAACTCATCGAACAACATGCCCGCGATCTGCCTCTCAAACGCTGCTCCTTTCGCACGCCCTCCACCGGCACGCATCAGACCCGCCCCGCTTGGCGATCCATCTCAAACTGCATATTGCGCTGGCGTGCATTTGCCTCCAACTGCTTTACCAGCAGCTCGTCGGCCAGCGACGACTGGCTACGGTGAGCCGATAATTCCAGCTCCTTTTTTAACATTTCTATGGTCGAGGCTCTGAGCCTCAACAAAACTGGTTTAATCTCTGACATTTATATCACCCTAAAAATATGTTGCTATCGCTATTGACATATATTGATAGCAAGTCCATATTCATAAGGTAAGAGGGACGAAACAGGGAAATCAAGGGAGATTACCAAATGGAAAATCAAATTAACGAATTGATCGAAGCCATCAAAGCAGACTACGCCCGCCGTGGTGGTGACTATGAGCGTTTTGCTGCTGGCCTGTCTTTTAAGGTCGGCAAAAAATATATCAAAATCATTAGCGACCATTCTGCTTGGGGCTTCATCGTCAAGGGTGATGACGACGCAATGTTTAAGAAGGGCGATATCTTAATGGCTGCAAGCTGGGCAACTCCGGCCCGCAACCACCCTCGCGGGAACATCATCGACGGCGGGTACAGGGTTCAATGGACTGGCCCACTTTATATGTCAAGAAAGGCGGCGGCTTAACAGCCCCGCCCGAAAGGGAGATCAGCATGAAACAGATCAGGCAAGATCGCGTCAAACTCTGGTACGTCGTGAGCCATCCGTTCACGCGTCCAGTTGTCACCGGCCCGCTTTACGACAGGCACGACGCAATCGCGTTGGCTTGCAAGCGCACCGATTACAAGAGCCTCATCACGCATATATCTCGTGGCGAATCTTGGGTCGGCGGTGAGGTTGTGTGTAGCGCGTACCGGCTACACGTCAATGGCTGGACTGCGTTGGCACCAAAGAAGGCTGACGCACGTCTGGATAGACCATCAAAATATGGGAGGGTGACATGATTAAAGACACAATTTGTATGCTGTTGCTGATGGCATTTGGCTTGGCTTTTTTCACAAACATTGTCAGTTCAGAGCTGAACTTCTGGGCGCTGATGGCTCGTTTTGGGGGTGCGGGATGATTGTTTATCTTGCGACCAATACGGTAAACGGTATGCAGTATGTTGGGGCTACAATCAATTTTGAAAAGCGCGTCAGAGAACACATCCGTGCCGCAGAAAGGAATAAAGGGGTTAAAGGCTCTCTTGCGGAAGCCATAAAGAAATTTGGCAAGGATGTGTTTGATTTTGCAAAAATCGACCAAGCAAAATCTTTGCGAAGTTTGTCTAAAAAAGAGGCGCGCTGGATAAGTAAAATGAAAACAATCGCGCCGGACGGATACAATTTAAGCCCCGGCGGTTACTCTCCTGAACCAAGAGAGATGCGCCCGATAAAAGTCGGCGGAATTGTTTACCCATCTTTTGCAGAGGCTGTGAGGCAACTGCAACCAATGCCCTTGCAAGGCGCGGCTGGAGGACACCCAGACGAAAGGCCAATAGGCGAAAAGGCCGTCAAAGAAAGAATAGATAGTGGCTGGACAATCGAGCAGGCGTTTGGCGTTGATACACCGCCAGCATATAGAGAGGGCGTTAAGTACACTAACAACGGAGGCCCGAGACAGGGCGGCAATGGATGGCGGGTAGATGGCAAAAGGTTTTGCAGTATCCAGCACATTGCCGATCATTACGGCGTCTTGCTTTATCGCACTAAAGCTCGTTTGCAGCGCGGCTGGACAATAGAGCAAGCAATTGACCTTGAGCCTCGTAACCATAAAAACGCTATATACATTGAGGTTACTGTTGAAGGCCGCACATTCCCCAATATAAAGGCTGCGGCAGACTTTTATGGAGTGAATGAAAGCACCGCCAGAGGACGCTTAGGCCGTCTTGGGTGGACGCCTGAGGAGGCGTTTGGCGTTGTTGAAAAAAAGGTTTTCAAAAAAAACCACAAGCCCATAACCATTGATGGGATGACCTTTGAGACCAACGTTGCTGCGGCAAAGTTTTATGGCTTAACAGCAAGCGCTTGGTTTATGCGGCTGCACTCAGGCTACACACCAGAGCAAGCTGCTGGCCTTGAGCCAAAGCCAAAAAACAAACACCCTCTTGCTAAAGAGACAGAGGTGTTCGGCAAGACATACCCTAGCTTAGATGAGGCTTGTCGTTGCTTAGGCAAAAAGAACAACATTTTGTTCGCTACAGTCAAAGCAAGACTACAAAGGGGGTGGAGCATTGAGGACGCTGTCACCATACCAACTATTTTACAAACACCAAAAAAGGAGACTAACTAATGGTCGGTAAAAAGACACCCGACGACATCATAACCGCTTCGGTAATTCCGGTAATTATGAATATGTCGCCGTACAAGACACCCAACGATCAGCTTGCCAAGGCACTAGCCTCAATCGAAGGCAAGCCCGATCCCGACCCATTCAACGGCAACGAAGCCTGCGATTGGGGCGACCGTTCCGAAGGCATGATCCTGACTGAGGCCGCTGAACGGCTCAACCTGACTGACCTGAAGCTGGAACACGACGCCATCTTTCACGACACTCTACCATTTGCCGCGTCGCTTGACGGCACCGCTGACGGCGGGCTAGGGCATGAAGTCACCACAGACCCAGCCAAGGGCATCTATTGTGTTGACGGCCCTGTCTGGGTGGACGGCGTCGGCGTCTTGGAGAGCAAGCTGACCAGCGCCAAGCCTGAAGACCGCCCAGCGCCTCATAGGGGGGTATTGCAGTTGCAAGGTCAATTGCTTGCGACGAAAAAAACGTGGGGCGCTGTGTGCGTCTTGTACGGCGGTGTGGAGCTACGCATATTCTTGTATCAGGCAAACGCTGCGGTGCAGTCGCGCATCACGGATGAAATCGAGGAGTTTGAGCGACGCAAGCTTGACGTGGACTGGTATCCGATCCAGTCCAGCTCTGACGGCAATACCGCCTATCCGCGTGTTGATGACGGCGCACCGCCAATCACGCTTGAGGGCGAAGACAACGACTGGCTGGCTCAGTTGGTTAACGCCAAGGACGCCAAGCGAGCCGCTGAAGGCGACATCGACGAAGCTGAGGCTATGCTGAAAGAACGTCTGGGCAGCCACGATGAGGCGGTCGGGGTGGTCGGCAATCGCTCTTACTATGTGAAGTGGCCAATGCGTAACTTCAAGGCACAACCGGCCAAGACGACACCGGCCAAGCCCGCACGGATTGTCCGGCAGTCAACCTTAACCATTAAGGAGTCAAAAGATGATTGATGTGCCGCTGACCAAAAAACAGGCGGAACTGCGGATTTTGATTGACCGCATGACCCGCCGGTACGGCTACACGCCGACCATCAGTGAGCTATCGCAAAAGACCGGCAAGAGCTTCAGCCAAGTACACCGGCTGATGACCGGACTGGTCGAGCGTGGCGCGGCTGAGAAGGTGGCCGGAAAAGCCAGAGCTTTTAAACTTTTATAGGAGGATTAAATGAAAACAGAACACTTAAAGCCAGACGACCTAGTCAGCGTGACTGGCCCCAAGGGCAGGCTGGTGACAGCCCTAGTCAGGCGGGTCGAGCGCATCGACGATGAAAGCTACAATGTCGTCTTTGAGGATATGCAGACCGCCGACAGGTTTGACTATCAATATCTATACAAGTGAGACAAGGGGGCGAAAGCCCCCTTACTTTTTACCGAAGAACTTGGCGGCAGAACGCGTCGCAAAGCTGGCTGAGACGATAACGCCGAGGGTGTACTGATAATACTCCGGCATAGCCTCCAGAGCCGCAAAGCCCTCAGATACTATGTGCCGACCCCAATCACCGCAAAAAGCTAGGATCAGCGGGATGCTAAACAAAATGGTAAGCCACTCGTCTTTCCAGCTTGCCGCGCTTGCGTCGGCCATCTTCAAATCCCAGTCGATCTCGCCAGTGGCCTTTTTTTCCATTATGGTGGCCTCTGCCTTGGCCTTGGCTACCTTTGCGCCTGTCTCCGCCTTAGCGGTCTCCACGCGGCCTTCTAGCCACGTTCCTGCAAGGCTGGAGATTGGGCCTAATAGTGCTTGTATCATTTCTTCGACTCCGAGTTTAAAAACACGGCTAGGCTACCAGTCATAGCCCCAGTAACCACGCTAATTAGGCTGGCCTGCTGGGTCGATAGGTCTGGCATCGCCAGCGCCCACTCAATGCACCTGACGTAAACCACGGTCATAGTAAAAATCATCAGCCGAGGGATGATCTTGTATTCGGTGATCGCCTTAGCCATCAGCCAGCGCCCTAAATCTTGCGGTCAAACGCTTGGCTCTATTAGGCACCTGATCAAACCAGCGGCTGTCTTCTGCCTCTGCGGCGACTGTCAGCCACGCCTTTGGGTCTTCCATAGCCTCAGCTACTGCCGCCCACTGGCGCTTAAATTTGCTGAATCTGGGGTAGCCTAGGTTGAAGCACATATTGCACAGCGCCAACGCGCCGTCAGGATAGCGCAGGTCAAGCTCGTTGAAGTCGACGCCGACGTTGTCGCACAACCGGCGGCAGTCTTCCACGGTCACGGCAATGTCCAGATTAAACGCCTTACGCACGCGGTCTTCCGACACCTCAGTGCCGACCGGCAAGCCGTATTCTGGGTCATGCTCTTTGATTAAGTGGCCAATTCCGAAGGTTGGGAGTTGTAAATGATCCAAATAAATCAAATACTTACAGCCCTCGTCTTCGGCCAGCTCCTCGCGAAGTGCGTCCTTATTCATCGCCGCGTCTCCAGAACGTAATCAACCGCCTTATCCCAGCTATCGTTTTCCGCAGCCTCAGTGAAGCGTGACGCTGGCAGGCGCATACTATATTGCCGTACTGACGTAACCGGCATGAACAAGACCCGGCGGGCATTGGGGGAAACAAGGCAGAGAACATCGTAATCATCCTTTGTCGGCAGATGTTTTGCTTTACAGCCGTGACCAAGTTGGAAGTGGTGACGCGGAGATCGACCATCTTGATTGCCAAGTAAACTTGCAGTCTTTGCCTGCACACGAAGAAACTCTTGCCCATTCCACGCCACCATATCTACCCGGTCTTGTTGAGCCATAGAGACGCGCCACCCTTGTGCAAGAATAGCGGCGGCAGCGATGTACTCGCCAATAAGTCCGGTTGTTGTTTCACTCATTTAAGCCCTATGGCTCCAGCGGTTGACACCATCACAAAGACGAATAAACCTACCACAACCACCGACAACAAGAAAATAGCCAATCCGATTTTTACGTTTTCCATAACCTCATCTTGCCGCAATTGAGCCTGACGGCGAGCCTCTAACTGGGCGGCCTTGGCCTCCCTAATCCGCCTTGCTCGCTCATCCAAGATTGATTGCCACGTCCCTGCCCCAAACCGGTGGTCTGTCAGACGGCGAACTTCGGCGACCTGTTCGGCAGCGATTTTCGCGTCGATCATTTCCTTGGCTACCGACTGAACACCGAATTGGTCGGCCAATCCGACACCAGCCTTTTTGTTGCTGGCAGCCTGAACCTGAGCCTGCCCATTGAGAAGCGCGTCGATGTCATTGGCAATAGCGCCTATATCCTTTGCAGTGCCGAGTGCGGATTTGATCCCATCCACACTCGCTTTTACCAGGGCAATCCCAGCCAATGCGGTTGATATAGGCTCCATTAGGACAGCATACCTTTCCTTAGAACGTCACAACGCCATTTGATCGGCATCAGGTTAGCTATTTCGCCAACCGCTCTGGACATTTCCATAGCGCGGTTGCGGCACTCTCTCTCAGTGTAATAGGGGCCACGGACGTCGTGGAACTCAACGCAGTCAGTCGGCGATCCTATAACGCAAGCGAGAATTACCGCCTTGAACACCTTACCGGCTCAAGACTTTGTCGAGCTTATCCTCGACACGGTGCAGTGCATCCATTACGTTACGCATGTCAGAGCGCACATCGTCCTTTGAGGCATATTCTTCCCGCGTCTTATTCAGCAAGATATTGATGCGCTTCTGCTCTCTACTGGTTTCATTCATCCACCACGCCCCAGCCGCAGCGATGAGGCCAAGCAACATATCTATCAGGCTGGTCATTTGCATTATTTACTCCGTGTCGTCTTCTTTATTGACAGACGCAATAAGCGCATTGGTCATAGCGTTCAACGCTGCTTGGATTTGGTCAGCGTCAAACTTTAGCTTTGCTTGTTTTGTTTGTAAGTCACGGATTTGCGCGATGAAGTATTTGCTGTCGTCAGCTAGTGACGCCTCATCATATTCCTTGCCTTCGATGGTGACTACGTTTGATGCTGCTTCGTTCATTGTTACGCCTCCAGTGCCGCTAGGCGTGTTTCAATATTGCTCAAACGCTGCTCAGTTGCCGCACCGATAAACGCCAGCAACTCAGGATAACGAATACCCATCCGTGTGCGTTCTGTAGCACCCTCTGGGGCTTCTTCGGCTGTGTCGTAAACGTCTGTGCGTGTGTAGGCTGCAACAGCTTCTACGGCCCGAATACCCTCGCTAACAAGACGGTGTTCAGTGCGTTCTGGTTGTGCCTCAACAATGACGTTGCCATCTTCATCCAGTTCTTCTTCAACAGCCGGAATAACAACATCTTCATAAACTGCATCAACTGCATCAACAGCCTCAACCGCAGGAACCTCAGTCTGTGTTTCCCACCAAGTATCACTAATGAAGAACGCATAGTCACCAGCGTCTAACCCAGCGGCAGTCATAGCTGCTTGAACGTCTTGTGCAATTACGCCAGCGTGTGTTCTTGCAGCATCGCCTTTTGTTTCGACTGCGCTGTTCCACTTGAAAGTCTTGAACAGTGCGCTAATAGCTTTAGCCGCTGTCATTTCAGCGTCAGTCAGTGCTGCGATTTGCTGTTTTTCGTTAGCGTCAGATGTTTGAATAGTGCCGTTGGTCGCACGAATATCATCCCATCTGTAGCTAGAGTGTCCACAATCATAAGTGTTATCTACTGCTGTTCCATTGATATTGGTGGGAATTAAAGAAGCTTGAAAAAAGGAAATCCCCGTATTTGAATTTTGGTCTGCAATATACAGTCTATTACCAACGGTGCCAATTCTTCCTGTACCAACACCATTTTCACCAAAACTTATAAAGGCATTACCACTCGCGCTGGGTCCGCGCGCAACATACAAAGGAGCATTTGAACCATTTGACTGAATAACAGTATAAGCATCTACAGAAGTAGAGTAGTGCATAATCCCTGTTGCAGCCTCACCACCGTTACCACCTAAGGTAGTTCCTACTGCTTCACCGACCCACCAACGACCATCAGTAGCAAGCCTCATCTTTTCTGAAAGGCTTGCCGTTGCCCCTGCTGTCCCTGCTGGCGCAGTATAAAATGAAAAGCTGCCACCAGTGTGAGCGTTAACAGAAAGCAATGCCCCGCCTGAATTTGCTATGTATTTGAGGTTGTCTGAAGCATCATAATTGAGATTGTTTGCTATATAATATGGATAGGGATAGTAAGACGTTCCAGCTATTAAAGAGGCAGTTGAACTTAATCGCAATGTGGTTTTTTGTACATAGGTAGTTTCTGGAACTGCGCCAATGCCCACGTTGCCGCTAGTATCTAGCGTCATCGTTCTGTTATTACCGTTACTCGTAAATGCCAAATTTCCTTCAGAACGTATAATAAAATCGCTGCTGCTAGCACCTGACAAAATACCTGAACCATTGCCAATATAACCCGCAATAGTTGATGTGTTGTACATGTAAGTGCTATAGGAGGTGGTAGCATTACTTCCCGCCAGTGTGACTACGTTAGCAGCCCCTAAAACGTCAAGCGCAGTTGCAGGGGCCGCATTGTTCACGCCAACCCGATTATTCGTCTGGTCAACATACAGCGGAGTGCCAGAGCCGAAAGCCTCTTTCTGATGGCTCATCAACTCCCGGATAGAGTTGTTCACACCACTGGGAAGCATGCCCTCGGCCACGGAAATCCCGCCAACATCCAGGTTATTGGACGCTACGGCGTCATAGTCGGTAATCTTATCCTTAGCCATTAGTTAGCCTCCAGTGCCGTAATGCGGGCTTCTAATTCGATTATAGTTTTCACGAGCAGTGGTACGAGTTTAGACTGATCGATTCCCTGATAATCAGGCACAGACCGTGTACCCATAACTGCTGGTGTGACCTCGTTGCCATCATCATCAAGCACCGCTGGTGTGACCTCGTACTCCTCGTCACGCATAGCGTCTTTGGTGCCAGTAATTGCTTCTGGTACAAGCGGATTACCGTCAGTATCGTGCGACACCTCGTGGGCTAGGAAACCATCGACTGTGGTATCTGCGTCAGTGATAAAGTTAAAACGTGCTGGCTTGAGTTGTTTGAGGCGTGTGGTAGCATCCCAATCATAAGTTACATTTTCTTTGAGGCGATAGTCACTAGTTGTGTTGTAAGCTGTGGAAGAACCAGATGTAGAAACTGTGCCAACAATCCCATTCACGTTAACAAAACCCAAATGTGAAAACCCGCCAGACGAAGCACCTCTGCCTAAAAAAATGCGTCCACCGGCTTCAATAGATACGCCTTCTTCACTTGCATTTCTGATAGTGGTTGTGTTGTTCAACAGCAAGTGTCCACCTTCGAGGCGCATATTTTCTGAGCCATCGACACTAAACAAAATCGAAGAACTACCAGTCGCGTTTGTGTGGTCAGCACGAAACTCCATCTGACCAGAACTGTTGATAATCTCGTTTGTCCAAGTGCCATTGCTAAAATTAATAGATGCGTTACTTGAGTTCAATGACAACAGTCGTGAAGGCGAACTCGTGCCAATGCCAACGAAGTTACCGACAACGCTTAAAACATCAGCTCCTGCGCCAGACCCAGTTTTAAGATTGATTGTTTCGCCCTCGCCGTGCGCCCAAATATTCAAATCGCCATTAGATTCTAATTCTATAACTCCAAGTTCACCACCATTATCAAGACGAATATGCTGGTTGGTTGTTGTTAGAAGTAAGGCCGCTGATGCGTGTGCAGCAGCCCCCAAGCCCAATCTGTCCATTGTACCAGTGCCAGTTACGTCAACGCCTGTGGCTGTGGTTTCTAACTTTTTGCTGTTGTCGTAAAATAAATTAACTGCACCATTAGTAATGAACTGCGCCTTAAATTCTGTGCCAGCATTGTTAAGAATATTGATATTGTTATCGGCTTGCAGGTTTAGGTTGCCTGTTCCAGCATCTACAATACGGCTATTGCCAGCATCGTGGTAAATCTGCATGTCACTGGCAGCACCAAAGATGGCCTTGTCGTTGTCGCCGAAGGTCAAATCGCCTGTCAGAGACGCACTATCCATCGCAGGACTTTCCAGAGCCACCGCGCCAGTAGACACATCCTTTAGGTCGGCCATAACCTCCCGGATGGCATTATTTATCCCCGCCGGGCTACATCCTTCAGAGATGTCGATACTCTGGATGTCCGTATTGCTACTATTCGTTGCCGAGTAGTCTCTGATAGAATTTTTGGCCATTCTGTTCTCCTAAAGGCAACTGCCTATTTATACCATAAATCTAGCGCACGCGCACCGCACGGCCATCAGATGTCTTGGCAAACGTGACAGGGTTGCCCTGACGATCCGTCACAGTCTCGTAGCCGACGATGTTTCCGCCAGCCGCCATATTTTCGATTGAGCCTGCTTGGGCGGAGCTGATGGGTGAAGGCACCTGCTGAGACAGCAAGCCGCCTGCTGCTGGTGCGCCTCGACGCAATGCTGCACCAGGGGCTTGTATCATGCCTCTAGCCAACTTGCGCCCCGGTGGTGTTCTGTAAAGCCCGCTAAGTAAAAGAGACGTAGGCACGCCAGCCGCCATACCAAATGGGTTGCGGAACATTTCGCTAACGGCAATCCTCTCGGCTGACCCACTTGATGGGACAGTCGGGCCAATGACCTCACGCGCCTGCCTAGCTGCCGCCTTGATTGGGTCGGTCGGCGCTTTCTTTTTCATTTGCCGCAAAAGCTGCGTTGGGCCGAAAATGCCTGCCTTCGATAACGCGCTTTCCTTGGCTTTTTCAATAGGGCGCATTGCGCTAAATGCCTTATTAATATTTTGCAAGTCCGGCACGTTAGGGTTTTGAGCAGATATTTCAGCTCTTAGGGCATCTCTAAACTCTTTTACCGCCCTGCCGATTCTGCCTTCTCTGCCGCCCTTGTTGGCAGTCGAAAACACCTCAGATGTTAAATCTGTCTCAACGTCTTTAAGGGTTTCTTTGGACAGCTTTCCACCAGACACGTTTCTTTGCACTAGGTCTTTTATTATTTCGTTAAACTCTTTTGCGTCGGCAGCGTTTAGCTGCCTTCTTGCAGCTATCTCTGCTGCCTTATTTGGCAGCACAGAGGCGTCGATAGACAGCTTTGGCACAACCTTACCATAAGCGTCGCTAACAGCCTCAGAGGCTGCCTCGACCAAGTCTTCGCCCTCTAGGTTTTTTGGCAATTTAGCGCCAATTGGTGCGACGGCAGTTTCGACCATATCGCGATTAAACGCCTTCATTACGTTTTTCTGCTGGCCTTGGATCATTTCCTGAGCAAACGGCAAAGATATTTTTTCTTCAATAGATTTAGTTACGCCACCCAAAGCCTGACCGGGTGTCAGGGGATAACCTTTTTTCATTAAGGCTTGCGCGGCTTGCGTTACTTTGGGGCTTATAGCTTGACCGGCAGCCGCAGTCGCCAGTCCAAGCGGTGCGCCTATAGCGCCGCCAACAATTCTTTCCTCTGGGGTTTCTCCGGTTGCGGCTCCGTAAATGCCGCCGCCGATTGTTCCAGCGGCTTTTGCACCTAGCTTTGCAGCCGCAGCGCCAGCGCCGCCAGTCAGCAAAGAGCCTAATATCTCAAAGCCGTATGCTTTGACTGGGTCTGTCTCTTTGAACCTAGCCAGCCCCTCGCGTATCTCATTAGCCGCATCTTCGTATGACTTATCAGACGTAAAGGCTTTATAAGCGCCGTATATTTCATCTGAGAGGCCAAACGTCAGGCCTTGAGCTGCCGCGCGGCCAATGTCAGCCGCAATGTCCATACCAGTGCGGCCAGTGCCAGACTGAAGTTTCTTTTTAGGTGAGAGCGTGTATTTTGAAGCCATTTTAATCTCTTCCTAAAATTTGGAACTCACCAGCAAGACCGTTATAGTAAACATCACCTTCTTTTATGGCTCCGCTTTCAACTAAACTGTCAAGCTCGTCTTGATTTTTCGCTCTTTGGTAAAACGCGCCAAGTTCTGCGTCTGCCGCTTCCTCAAAGCCAAGAAGGTTTTTGTCTTTCTTCAAAGTCTTGCCCATTAAGGTCAGGCGCTTTTTGTTATAATCCATTAGCTGCTTGAACATCTTAGCTATTATTAGGTTGCCTTCTGGGCTGTTGGTCATCATAGGCGCTGCCTGAGCAAAGAAGGCCATATCCCTGTCAGATGACGCACCTGACCCAGTGACCCTCATTCTCGGAACCATATAAGACATTGCGCTTCTCAAGACTTCTTGGTCACGCAAACTGCTCACCTGCTCATCCGATAAGAAGCCCAGCTCCTTACCGAGCTGGCGCAATCCCATTGTGGCACTTTGTATCCTACCTGTCTCAGCGCCACCCTCTATCAGATCAATAATTTGCATGACCCTTGGCGCTAATGTGGAGTCTGTTTTGATGTCTTTCTGCGCTTCTTTGATTGTGGCAAACCCAGCTTTAATGCCTTCTTTTAGAAACTCGCCTTCACCACCGGTCATAATTGTCGTGCCGGGCTTTGTTAGCGCATCCATTATGATTTTCTGACCCTCTGGGCTATTGGGGTCAATTCCCGCAGCAGCCAAGTTTTTGAGAAGGCTAGTTGTGTCTGGACGTGTGGCTTTGGCGTACTGCGCCTCAGCCAATAGCCGGTCAATAACTGATTTTTGAGACGCCGCCTTCTGAGCCGCAATGCGATCCTCAGCGGCTTGATAGCTTCCCATAGCGCCAGCACCCATACGGCCTAAAACCTGACCGAGCGAAACCGGACGGTCTTGGTAACCTGAAGCCTCAGCGCCTGCTATAGCACCCCCAAGAAGCGCCTGTGTCTGAGGCTGGGCAAACCGCTGGGCAAATGTAGTCTGTGCTGGTGCGCCGCCGCCCTGAGGCATTGTAGGTGCGCTAGGCTGAGGCATCCCACCTGCGCCACCAGTTGGCAGGCCAACCTGACCAGCGCTCGGCGTCAGCTTTGACATAGCCGCGCGGTTGGCGATTGCCTGCATCATTGGCGAAAGTTTGGGCGCGGTTGGCATAGCGCTTGGCGGTTGAGGGCGACGCAACGCCATTGGCGGCGCAACGCCGTAAGGCGTTTGATACTGACGCATAATATTAGCCGAAGGCGTTGGAGCCGCCTGCTGCTGCTGTTGCAGCAACCGTAAAAATGTTTCTGTACCTACAGACATGCTTAGTCCCCTAACCTATAAAAGCCCAAATGCCTTGCCGACGCCAGCCAGACCACTCAAACCACTCAGGAAATCACCTGTCGTATTTCTAAATACCGGCGTAGTCGACTGACCGCCAACCGTACCGCCCTGAACAGTTGCCATATAGTTTGCCAGCGACATAAGGGGCTGCTGCTGTTCCATATTAAAGCGCTCAATGTCAGCCTGCAATTCCGCTTGAGACTGAGCCTCGCGCGCACCGCCGACGGCACCCAATTTCGCCAAGTCGGCGTAATCAAGCTCTGCCATACCAGGCGCAGCCGCTGCCGCGCCAAGGCGTCTTTGTATATCTGCTGAACTAAGCTGCCCAAGCGCACCCATACCGCGAAGCTGGCTTCCGTATTGAGCCTCTTGCAGCGCCGCAAGATTTTGTTGCGCCGCAAGCTGGTTTGCCCGCTCTGAGGCGTAATCTCGGTAAGCTATGTCACCAGCGACGCGGCTCATAGCATCTGCTGCTGCTCTCTGACCGTATGCGCTGCCATAACGCCCAGCCATACTTTGTTCCGCCTGCATACGCTCCTCAACAGGGTCTAACGCACGCTCAATAGCTCCGCTAAGGCCGGGTGACCCGCCAAGGAAGTCACCGCGAGCCGTCTGGCGCATCATGCCGATTGATTCACCTAGATTAGCGCCACCGGCTAATCTTTGAGCGTATGGCATAGCTAAGTTTTGCAATCCCCCAGCCATCGCCTGACCTGTTAAGGACTGCGCCCCAGATACAAGCGGGGAGCCGCCCAAGGCGCGCTCACGCGTCGCAGAAAGAGCCATTTCTGATTCAGGTGAAAACCCAATAGTGGTCGGGCCTCTGTAATACTCAGGCTGCTGACCGTATAATTCTTTAGCCTCAGACAGGCCATACTCTAAAAATGGCTGCGCGTATTCTGGTGCCGCAGTTGTCTGGACGATTTGTCTGGTGTCTCCACCCCCGCCTTTACTCATCTCTCAAATCCTTTGTTAGAACCACAGACGTGGCTTTGTAATCCTTGAGCTTTCGTTTCCAGCCCATCCGACCGTTAATTTCCATCGCATCACATCCCTGAGCCTTAGCCCAAACCGCAATAGACTTCTCAGCTTGCATTAGCTCGTCCAAGTCTCCACCGGCCAGCCAGATACGACAAACGGTCAGGCTTGGGTAGTCCACAACCTCAGTTATAATACACGACTTTTCCAGTGGATGTAACTGTGCCTCGCCAACAGCGCAGGCAAGGTAAACGTCGTCTATTGAGTGCGTGCCGCCGGAGTATTCGAGGGCATCCGCAATGTACTTGCGGTTTTTCTCAAACCTTTCCTTCAGCTTGTCTTCAGCCGATAATAAGGTAGGCAAATCGTGCATCGTGTCCCTGATTGTCAAAGTTAATAACCATAGTTCCGTCTGCGCTGGTGCTGTCAATCCAAGGATTGTGATGGTAAGGGCTATGGTCTACTGCTGCAAAAAACACAAGACTAGACGTTGAATATCTAGGCTCACTTGTTGTTACCTGCGTTGAGTTAGCAGGCAAAGTTACATACCCAACACTGTTTAAACCGCCATTAATCGTGCGGTTTAGCAACTCAGCGATTTCTCGCGTTGTCGCTGTAATCGGGTTTAGTACCCTAAAGTTTGTGGTGCGTTCGGTAGTAGTCATCGCCTGCCAACCTTCTTGGCCTCAATATCCAGCCCTTGCGCGTATGACCATTGACCAGTTAAAACCATTTTAGCCCTGTGATAACGGTCTTGCGCCCTAAACGGCACAAACCCAGCGTCGTTAACGCTGCCAGCCGCCGTATATGCCACCGTGTCTGTGTGTTTGCCCCTAAGCCCTATAGCTACCGTAACACTGCCATCCTCGTGGTAAGGATAGGCTCTTGTCACAATCGTATGGTTTCCTGTGGCAATGCCTGTCTCGCCAGTGATAACCGTGCCTTCTAGCGGGTCTCCAGAAAACGAATGAATCTTATCACCAAGCGCACCGCCAAACAAATACTGACCGCCCTTATACAAAGCGCTATCAAGTGAAGCTGGCAAGGCATCAAGGGAGCCGGAAATTTGGTCTAGATTCTCTAGCGTGTAGGCGGCGGTGAAGAACGGTGCCACAAGGTCTGCACGAACTGTCGCGTATGACCACCTGTTTAAAGCATAGTTGTAAATAAGCAGACGATCGGGCGTACTGTCGATTGCGCTGTTACTGACATATGACCAAATAGCTAACTGGTTTTGCGGATCAACCACTGACGTCATCTTGTCTTTGTAACCAAAGTTAAAATCATCAAAGAACCAGCGGTTTATCTTTTCAGCGCCAATTGGTTGTGAGCGCGAGCCGTCAAAAGAATAAAAACCGTCGTCTGACAAATAGAACACCGTATGCCCAATATTACAAACAGAGCCAGCCACCTGACAGCCGCGAGCAGTCTCGACTTTATCGAACTGCCAGATTAGCGGTGGGCCTGTGTATGTGGCGCGAACGATAGCTCGCTCCATAAGTATGGTAGCATACTCGCCCCCTACCAATCCGGTAATCGCACCAGCGTCAGGAATGTCCTGAAAATCAGACTGATCTGTGCCAGCCGTCCAAGACGTTGTGTCGTTAAATCCAGACCAGTAACACCGATACGGTACGCGGCCAGAGCCTGTGTCCAGATTGGCAACCCAAACAAAGTCACGAACAACAGCAATGAAGTCGCCCTTTGGTGCGCTGGCTGACAAGACACTAAATGCGCTGTCAGTGGATACGTTGAACTTTTGCAGGCTTTCACCAATGCCGCCAGCAGCGATAACTTCTTCGCCAAATTTAACAAAACGCCAACGCTCAGATGAGAGCAGTGAATACCCGCCAGCCGCACTAACGTCATCAAGGGTTGAGCCTACTTGGTTAAATAGATACAGCTTGCTGCTGTCACCGGCAAAAAGACGGACGCCGCCAGATGAGTTTTTAGCTGAAAAAACATTTAAAATAGTGCTATCCGCGCTGTCAGAGTAAGCCACAAACTCACCTAGGCTGCGATAGCCATTGTAGGCAGGCACCACATTATGCGCGTCGATAACACCAGCATTTAAGTAATCTGGCTGATCTGGTAGCCACTCACCAAAAGTAATCATTGACTTAACCAAACTCCTGTTGCGCCAGACGTTACGGTCGACCAGATAGCCGGTGTGTCTGTAGTATCAGTCCACGTCGCCGCCGTATCTGCCTCGTCTACCCAAGCCTCGCCTAATATCTCGCCCGCGATTGTACCACTCACGGCGACATTTGCCGACCCCGACATTACAAACGTGCCGACAGGCGCTGAGGTTGTTGTTACTGCTGCGGTGGCTTGACCGTCAACCCTAAGAACAACAAACGCCTGAGCCGTCGCATTAAACGCAATCCCCGCAGCTCCGCCGTATGATGCAATAAAGATTGCGTTAGCCGTAACACCGGCAGCACCAGTGACTGAGGCTGACACGCTCTGTATGCGGTTTGCCGTGCCGGTAGATGTGACGGCGACAGACGCCGCGCCATCAAAATGCTGAACGCGCTGAGGTGTAGCCGTGGCTGATGCAGCAATCGTTGCGGCTCCATCAAACTCAATAGCAAATAGCACAGCGCCGGTAGCGTTGATAGCTACTGACGCGGAACCGCCAGTGACAAGAACGCAAAGCCTGTCGCCATTGTCTAACTGGTCGAGCGTGTAGCCAAAATTGTCTAGCTGCTCTAACGTACCCCACGCGTCTAGCTGCTCAAGCGTAGGGTTACACCAAGGCAGGGCGTCAAGGCTGTCCAGAGACGCTGGCAGCGCGTCAATGCTGCCAGTTAACTGTTCAAGCTGTGGGGTGTTAGTTGCCATCGTACCGCCTTTAAGCTGCGGTGATGTCTAAGTCACCTGTCGGTATTTTCAAGATGTCGCCTGACGCGATTGTTTTGGCAGTGGTAAATGCGCCGTGAATTAGCAGGTTGCCAGCACTAGCCGCATCAAAGATTCCAAAATGCGAAACCAAACCCCAAGAGCCAGTCGCCGCGTTAAACTCAATCGCCGCGCTGTTTGAGGTTGTACCAGACGCTGCGGCAGTAAACGCTGCACTCACACGCGCATAGTTATTGCCGGTTAGCTCCGTGCCACTGTTGTCGTCATTGAAAGACGCAGTGGCCAGCCCAACGTAAACAGTAGACGGCATAGTGTATGCGCCGGTTCCAAGGATATGGTCGAGAATTTCATTCTCAAGGTAATCTGACATTGCACTCATAATTTAAGTCCCCGCAGCTTGCGATTGGCGTTGATAAATACTACTGATTTGGAGGCTACCAGTTCCGTAATGGGCGCGCTGATTGTCCACCTTGATCTGTGCCAGAGCCTTGTCAAATCGAGCCATATACTGAGACGCCCTAGTCTCATCAAGCAGGTAGGCGTAAGCCTCAGCAAGGGAGCCATAAAGATAAGCGTCGGGTGACCGGCTCAAGATTGTGTTTGTGAGGTTTGATGCAGACAAAGCCTCGATAGAACCTATGTAGACGATTTCCATCTCGTAGGTGGCGTCAGGCACTGGCCGTAACTTTATCTCGTCGCCCACAATGCTGTAGCCCTTCGGCTTGCCGCCGCCCTCTGATGCGTACTGCTCGTCCAGCGCGACAGGGCTGTAGTATCTCAGCACGGTCAGCGGTGATGTGTTTAGCTTTACCTCTCTGACCTCTCTTAGGTCAGTTGGTAAGCTCAGATATTCATTGCCCGACACAGTGCTTGCAATCGCCCTTTTTTCCTGACTGCGTGTCTCCAGCTCTCGGCTCATAGTAGCCTCGGCCAGCGCAATAAAGTCTGGGATTTGTGCGGTCAGGTCAGACCGAGCCAGAAAATTAGCTATGGATGCCTGCAAATCTGTGTAGGTCGCAATTGCCATTATACGTTACCGCCGCCTGTCCTGAAGTCTCGGTTCTCACTATTGTTCAACCAAGCCTTCCAGCCCTTTGGGTTTTGGGCAGGCGGGCCTAGTGTCTCTAGCAGGTGATTATACACGACATTTGGTATTTCCGCCACATGCTGTATATGACGCTGCGTGTTTACCGTAGCGTTGGCGCGATAGTCGTTGTTCATCTGCTTGTTGATCTTAATCAACGTGTCGAACCTCTGGGTCGTCTCAATGATGTCTGTGCCATCAGAGCGTTGATCCATAACCACCTCTTTGGCGGTGTGAGGGTCTGTGTATAAAACTCGCTTCATGCCTTTTCCCTTATGAAATAGAGGGGGCAGTTGCCTGCCCCCTCAGAGTTACTATGAACCGTTCAAGTCCATAATCATTGCGTGCGCCTTAGGCGCGGTAGGCTTCAAAGACCATTCACAGAGAAGATGCGAAGTTTTTGCATCTCCGTCCTGACTCAACTCCTGCTCAAGGAAGTTACGTCCGTTGAGTGTGCAGATTGAAACAAAGTTTGGATCAATCAAGAACACGCGGTCGTTTCCAAGGAACCGAGATGGAACAGCTTGCACAGTACCGAAGTCGGTCAAGAAAACACTGGTAGACCCGACGTAGCTGACCTCCTTAGCGGCAGTCATATTCACGTCGTTACTGACCAAGTTTCCAGAGGCTGACAGGTCCGAAAAATTGGCGCGGTTTGTGGCCGAGGCAATCATCAGCTCAGGTGAGCCACCGTCTGTCCAGGCGTCCTGCATGCCATCTTCGATGAGTGCAAGTGTTAACGCCCGGTCGTCTCCACCAGTGATTGTGTCAGTTCCGTCGCCTGTGGCGAAGGCACCGGCAGTCGCACCGACTGAGCCGTTTGTGATCCAGCAAGTCAAAGACGCTGACTTGCGTGGGTCTGTTCCAGAACGTGCTACGTCTGTGTCACCGATTGCTTTTTCGATGTCCCGGCGCAATTCCAGGGCCTTCAAGACCTTCTGGTAATTGTGTTCCCGCTCACGCCCGGCGGAATCGACCGCATCCAGGGTCCCGGATGTAGCAAATACCTTCTTTGAGATCTGGTGGTAGTTACCGATCCGTGAAGTTGGTGTCGCCGCAGCAGTAGATGTGGTTGCACCTTCGTTATGATAGTTAGTAGCAGACGCGGCGGTCAGCTCCTGAACTTGCCATTCGACGAAAATGCCGTTTGAGGTTTCTTTTTTCACATTGGAAAAAATTGGAGTTTCTGCCGGATCAATCCGGTAGATGATGTCAGCGAGCTGTTCTTTTTCACCCACTGCGTTTTGTGTTGTGAACACGGCCATTGTTTTGTTCCTTCGGGTTATCTACCCATCAAAAGTTGTACAGCAGCGTCAACGGTGCCAGCCTTTTCAAACTGTTCACGCGCCTTCCGCTTTGAACGATTAGCAACTTCGCGCTTGGTTGCCGGTTGCCCTGCCTTGGCCATCTTCGGTGCTTGGCGAGTGCGCTTTTTGGTTGTAGGTTTCTTTTCCATTAGATTGTCCCACTTCCACGCTTTGTACAAAAGCTCAATCGCGCGTGCATCTGACGCCGATGAGATTTCTTCCTCGCTAAACCCGACACGCTTCTGGGCGTACTTAATGACTTCCTTCCGCTCAAACTCGCGGGTCTCGTCATTACGCCACTCAGGTATGCGCTCAAGCATTTCGACACGTTGGTTTTGAAGGTGCTGCTTTAATTGCGCCTCCTGCTCCTGTGCCTGCTGTTGGGCAATTTTCTGACGCTCTGCTGCGACTTGGTAGGCCTGCTTTTGTTGCTTGTCCCACTCGGTCTTGGCAAAGAAAATGTCGTCAGTCGAATAGCCCTCGTTTTTCAAGGCTGTCCAGTCAGGTTCCTCAGTGAGGTTTGTCTGCTGGAGTTGGGCTTGCAGTAACTCAAGTTGCTGCGCGTAAGCGTCTCGGAGCTGTTTTGTTTCGGCTGCCTCAGCAGCAAATGCCTTGCGTTGCTCGGCCAGTTCCATTGATCGCTTAGTAAATGCCTCCTGACGTTGGTAACCCTTGAGGGCTTCTTCGAGGTTAACTTCCACCTCTTTGCCATCCACCTTTACGGTGTACAGCTTTTCAGCGGGTTCCTCGTCGACTTCCTCGTCGTCATCATCGTCATCATAGGCATCTTCGCCGTCATCAACCTCATCGTCATAGTCGTCATCTTCGGGGGCATCCTGCGCCTGATCTTCGGATGGGACTTGCGCCTCGGCTTCGGGCTGTTGAGGCTGGTCTTCAGCCTCATTTCGCTCATCTGTAACGGTGTCCTCAGTGGGAGTGTTCAGAAGGCTAATTGCATCAGTCATTGAAATTGCGTCGGTTCCATTAGGATTGTCGACCATAATTTTTCTACCTTATCTCTTGTTAAAAGTTGAGCGCCTCTTGACTTCGTCAATTTGCGATTGCGCCATCTTACCATCCGATATCACCGTTTGAAAATACCCCTTTAGGGCTTCAAGGTTCTGGCTCAATTGGTAAATTCGCTCTCGGTCTTCGGCCTCACCTATGCCGCTTGACTTCCAAGCCTGAATAAACTGGCTCTCCAGATAGTCAAACGCCTCGGTTAACAATTCATTCCTAAGCAGTGCCTCAGCCTTCTCAGCCCGCAGCACCGCTTCCCTCGCCTTACCTTCGTTCATTTTTTCCCTAACCTAATAATGTGTATCCGTCTGTCGGATATGGCCGCTTAAAGTATTCTGGACGATACGCGCCCTGCTGCCTAAACGCGGTGTTAGCCGCAGCAAACTCTGAAGGCGTGCCGAAACCCGCGCCGTAACGCTGCTGGAACTGAGGCAGATTAATTGGAGCCTCATCTAACAGACCCATCCGTGCATACCCGCCCGGCTGAAACGGAACCTGCGGCAGCGCTGGCTGACCGCCCATAGAAGACCTTGTGTCTAAGCGGCAGGCCTGCATGTCCTCGTCGAACATATAGCCCTCATCGCATTGGCCGGTCTCTGGGTCTACTGGCTTGACTGGGTCGCGAGAGTCATATCCGTCACCGCCGTCAACGTCAGACCAACCTGTTGCCTTATTGCCTTCGATTGGATTACCGCTGTAAACCAACCCGCCAAAACCAAATGGGTCTGGGCCGAAAGCGCCTTGAATATTTCCAGCCTTATCAAAAGCTGGCGCGTATCCTTTTTGGAGGCCTGACCTTATGTTTGACAAATTTAAATTCGCCATAACACCGAGCAACCCAGGCAAATTTTCAGCCCTTGCCATTCTCTCATCAAGTTGACCAAAGGCTTTATCAAGCTCTAACCCAGAAACATTATAGCCAAGACCAGCGCCCATCTGGTTGAAGCCTTGCCCAAACGAAGCCGCTAAAGCGTCAGAGGCTTCGCTTCCAAAGTCAAAACCTCTAGCAGCCTCAATATCTTGGGCTGATGGTTCTGGAGCGCCATAATCTTTTTCTGCGGCTCTGCCGATTGTATCGTAGCCGCCGCCACCAGAAGGGCCGCTTGGTGCGCCATACCCAGCAGCATCTGCAATGCCAGTGTTGTCTTGGCCTTCATTCATACCGCCGCCACCACCGCCGCCGCCGCCATCGCCATCATCGGAGCTACCACCGCCTCCGCCGCCAGATGAACCGCCACCACCAGAGTTGCCTGACCCATCACGGTCATCGCTGTCACCACCCATACCCGGCTCTGGGTAAGAAGGAATCCCCATAGGGCCAGCTTCGCCAGTACCACCATTGGCCATCAAAAGCGCCGCTTCTTCTGGTGTGATGTAGGCTAGTAGGTGGTCTTGACCGCGAATTTTTGTGTTACGCGGCGGCATGATTTTGTTTAGCTTGGCCATCTCTATGCCCTCGGTAGGTTGGTTGATATTTCGGCGTCGGTGACCGCCTTGGCGACACGCAGTTCAGCCTCAGCCTGTAGCTCCTGCTGGCGCATCTGTAATTCCATTTGCATCTTCTCGCGCTCCATCTGAAGCTCGGCCTGCATCTTTTCGCGCTTCAGCGCAATGTCAGCCTCGGCCTTTTGCTGCGCGATCTGGATGTCGGCCTGCGTCTTCTGTTGCTCTAGCTGCATAAGCTGCTGCATCTGCTGCTGCTCAGGTGACGGCTGCTGCGGCTGATTGGCTGCCTGCTGCTTTTGCTGCTCAATAAACTGCGTGACTTGCTCAGGCGAGTTAAAGAACAGGCTGCTATCCTTAAAGCCGCCGACCTCAGTGATTGAGCGCAGGGTGTTGACGTATTGCTGCGCCGTCACAAGCGGGTTGTCCTGACCTAGCTGCATCAGGATTTGCTCTTGCTTTGATGCTATCTGTGTCAGGAAGGCGATCTTTGTTTCGTCGTCAGTCGTGCCTAAGCCAACCTGCACAACGGTGTCAAATTGGCTTGACCACTCGGCTGGGTTGATCGGCACAAACTGATTGCGGAGGCGCACGATCTTTTCTTTGTTATCGAATTTGAGGACTAAGTGCAAAATACCCTTAAAGAGTGCCTTGACCCCTGTCTCCGCCATTGTACGCGCATAAGATTCCAGCTTAACCTGAGCGCCGCGCACGGTCGCTGAGACTGCGCTGGCGGTGCTTGACTGTAGGCTGTTAGCGTCAAGCCCCTGACTAGCACGGCTCATGCCTGTTCTTTGCTCTTTTACTGTATCTAAATAATCCATTAGCGGGCGGATTTCGTTGCCGACTGATGCGCCGGTTAGAGCTTGGATCATGCCCGGTTGGCGTGTCCGAATTACGCCGCCGGGTGAGCCGTCAAGCAAATCGTCGAGGTTCACCTGACCCTCGACCGCCGCAATGCGTGGCAGGGTAGATGAGTAGACGCTGTCGAGATACTGGCGCATCAGCGTTGACTTGATGACCTGCAAGTCCTCGGTCATGTCAAAGATGCTGCGCCCAATCAGGCGGTGCGGCATCATAATAGGCGAGACGCACGCGAATGGGATGTGATCGAATGGCTCATTGTGCAAGATGTGCTTGCCCTCAGCGCCAATCGCGCAGACGCGCCGACGCTCGGCAATGCCGTCGCCGTCGTAGTCCATTTTGATAATGCACTCATAGTAAGGCACAGACCGCAGTGTCGGGTCTGCCGCATCAACCGGCATTGACGATTCAAGGTCTTGGAATCTGTTGCTGACCTCGCGGTCGGTGTCCAGCTCATTCTCGCCAGCAAACTGCTCGACCTCGTCGCGGTCATAGCCCATAGCCACAAGGTCTGAGACGGTCATGTTGGTGCGGTGCGCTATGAAGTTTGCGTCGTCAAGCGAAGTCGCGTGGCGAGAAACCAAAAATTCCTCAGGCGGAATATTGATGATTTTGATGTCACCTTCTTCGCGCTTGATGCGTACAGTCAAATCGTACTCGGAGCGCAGGTCTTCGGTCTCGCCGGTCTCGTCGTCGTAGACGCTTTCAACGACGGTCTCTGTCTGAGACACAAGCTCGACAGTCGGGTCGCTCAAAAGCATCGTCAGTTCTTCTTCGCTTAACCCACTATATTCTTCCTGGTCAACTTCCTCGCGTGTCTCGTAAAAGAACTTTACGACACCCAAACGGAATAACAGCGCATCCTTGAAAAACGTGTGCAGGATTTGATAGCCTGGGTTCTGGGTGTTAAGCACATAATTAACGTAATCCGAGGCTTGCTCGGCTGATTCCATATCTTCGGCAGTGCGCGGGCTAAAGCGAACATATTTGTCGTTTGTCGTAAACACCCGCATCAAATTAGGCATGATGGCCTCGACGGTGTCGGCAACCTCGGTCGCAATCACTGTCGAGCGACCGTCTATCTCGTTTCCGAGTGGTTCACCCAAATACATGTCCAAGGCGCGGAGGCGGTCAGTCGTGTATTCGTTGTCAAAGTGATTGAGCGCGTCGGTGATCTCACCAGACACGATGCTGCCCAATTGATCGTCGTCCATCTTTTTAGCCATTTTTCCTTGCACCTTTTGCCGCGCGTTTTGGCGCACGTTTAACCTTGGTCGCCGTCTTTGGCGTGTCGACATTATCGCACACTTCCGCCTTTGGTTCTAGCGGGGGCTGCGGGCGTCTTATCCGGCCAACAATCGGGCGTCTGATGTTCAATGCATCTTCGCCTTTTTGATGACCTTCTTGACCGCAGTCTTGATTGGTGCGCCGCGTTTTCCGGCAGTCTCGACTGTGCCTTTGCTGGTCTGCACAAACTTTGACGGAGCTGGCGGCGGTGTCATGTCAGGCATAGCGTTTTTGCCCTGAATACAACGCTGCTTGATTTCGCAGCGGCCACGATATGGGCAGTTGTCACAAACAATCATGCTTTGGCCTTCTTTCTCTTTTTTGCGGTTTTCGCCGCAGCCTTAAATGCAGCATTAGTTGGCGCACCCTTGGCTCCGACCTTTCTCATTTTCTCACCGCTGCCCGCCTTAATGCGTGCGCGTTTCTTGGCGATATTTCCGTAAAGCGACATCAGCAGTATTTACCGAGAACCTGCTTTGCGCCGCCCGACTTCTTGCCGCCTTTTTTCTTACCGTATCCCATAGCTAACTCCTAACATTTCCATCTTGCCCTAGCTGCCTTGCCGCGTGGGCCAGTCCAGCTCTTTGATCTGGCGCAAAAACTCTTGCGCCGCTTTGCGTCTGCGCTACCGGCTTTGACTTTGCCGGTCACAGGTGCCTTTAGTTTTGAGCCTGTGGCTCGGTTGTATTTTGCACGACCCTTCGCAGTAAGTCCACCACCAGCCTTGACCGACTGCTTTTCACCGCGTCCGACGGATAGGTTGACGCTTTTCTTTTTGCGGGTTGGTGCCATAATTTTGCCTTTGATATTATCCTGATATGGGGTACAATTCGTTTTTAAAATGGAGACAGATATGGTTGATAATATTCCACTCAGAAACATAATAATGAACTCAGTATATGAGCTTGCACAGGGTGTAGCTACAGAATCAGATAAAACGCTTTCAGAAAACTCACTTTCTCAAATAAACGAAATAGATAGGATTTTGTGTGCCGTGCTAAACATAGACATAAATTCGGCTCCTGATTACTAATACCCTAACAACCCCTTTTTATACTCGTCTCTATACAACAACATATTGTCTGCAATTTCACTTGTTAGAGGCTCAACAACTTTGCTTGTCTCAAAGGACTTTCTGTCGTCCTTTGGGACGCCACCTATCAAACGACGATTTTCAAAAAAGCTAGGAAATGAAACTATTCTAGGAACGTCAATTTCCAAGCCACCTCTGTTTGAACCAATGGCAGCAGACTTGTACGTTTTTGACCACTCCGGTTTGTTTCCACCAGCGTGGATTATTTTTTGGTCAGGGTCAAACTCGACAATCCTAGCACCTGTCGGATTTGTGTGGCCGGTCTTGTCATAGGCAAAGTTTCTTAACCGAGGCGCAGCAGCGGCAATACGCGCCAATGGGACGTATGGGAAGCCAGCGTCAGCGGCGGCGGCTGAATCCATTGTATCCGCAACCAACTTTCTAGCCTTCCCTTTTCCATCAGAGTATAAATACCCCTCAACCTTTGAACTTGTTATTCCGGGAAAGTCAGGATAGACCTTTTTTATTTTCGCATCAAAATCTTTTACTGCTGATTTGCTTATCTTGCCGCTTTTTGCGTTTTGTTTAGTTAAGTCTACAAGCGTGTCTGCGATATGGTGGGAAAAATCTTGAGACAAACCGCCCATAGCGGAATAAACTCCAAGCAGCCCCTTCCCCTCTTTTGCGGCGTCTTGAATAGAGTTGTAATATCCAGACATGACTTGAGGGTTTGAAGCCCAAGCAAGCTCAAGCTCTTGAGACGTAGGCTCAAGGGGAAACTGGTAACCCCCTGTAGCGCGGTTTGGTCGAGTTAAACGCTGCCCCTGAACCTCAACAATATTTTCACCTGCGCGGCTAATATCTCCGGGCATATTTTTCATTAAATAACCAACATAATCATGCGGGTTAAAAGTCAGGTCAGGAGCTAGATCAGCAGCTTTTTCTGTGATGTAGTCTATTTCATCAAAAGGGACACGTTGTTTAAAAGTAAAATATCCGGGGTCTTGCGGGGCGCCTGTCAGTATTGACTGATTTTTTGCTTCACCCGCTTGTCGTGCAATTTGGGCGACTTCGCTCGGCGTCAAGCGACCACCCATAGCGCCAAGGGTTGCGCCGCCAGCCTTAGCGGCGGCAATGCCCGCAGGCGCAAGTGGCGCAGCTATTGTTGTGGCGTCAGCACTAATGCGCCTACCGTCCTCATCGACAAGCTCACCTGACCCGCCGTAGGCAATGTCCATACCCGCCAAAACCTGATCGTTGTACATCTGGCGCATTGCCTCAGGCATTGCAGCGGCGGCATCGACAGCCACCTCAGGGTCGGACAACAGGCCGGAGATGGCGCGATATGCGGGCATGTACTCAAAGCCAAACTCAGGCTCGCCGTAAGTCGCTGACTTGTATTGCGGGTAAAGTGCGCCGTCAGCCTCCATATAGGTGGTCTCGGCTGGCGTCCTAATGGGACGGCGCACAGGGCTGAACATATTGGCAAGTGTACCTAATAAGCCTCGCTCCTGATCGGCAATTAAGCCATATTCATATGGTGAGGCCATCAGTACATAATCCCTTGGTTGTCTTCGCCCATATCACTGACCGCCGCAACCGTGCCTGCGCCAACCAGCGGGGCAAGCAGGCCGTATTTACGCATGATCTCAATCGTCGCGTCATCGAATACGACAAAATTTCTCTCTTGATTTTTGGTGGATTGCTCCGCCCATTCACGCGCCTCTTTTTCGGTTTTGTATGGGGCGCTGGTTGTTACAACCCTGCCGCTTCCACCTAATCCGCCTGCCCTATTGTCGACGGCGACCTTTGCCCTAAAGCCGTCAGCGTCCTTAATTACGTCAATAAGCTCACCGCCAGCGACGTTTCTAGAGTTAGAGCTGTAAAACTTAATGCCCTTTACTCCAGCTTTTGCAAGCCAGTCAGAGGCAGCTTTTTGCCCTTCCATACCTTGACCGAATCCACTCAGCGCGTGGACAAGCTGACCTCCGGTCGCTGTTTCTGGGTCAAGGCCAGCTTGCGCTATAATTATTTCAGGGTCACCGTGAGCATCATTTATCCCTTTAAGGACTTTTGGCTGTTGGCTTAACGGAAGATCGTAATCAATCATATCACTAGGGTCGGCGTCTATGTTTACCTCGTACATTGAACCGCGCGTAAACTTATTTGGGTCTATTTTTTTATAAGTTTCCAATTTTTTTATATTCGACAGCCTTATGTATTCTTGTATATCATCAATTTCTTGATCGCCGGTTTTAGTTATTGGTCTGGCCACATCAACTTCTAGCGCTTTAATTTTTCTCTTTATGACGTTTTCTGGTTTCTGGTCAAAAAATGACATTTCACCCGCAATATCATCCAATATGTTCTCACGAACGTCATCGGCTCCAGTAGTGTCTTCAAAGCGTAAATTTCTAACACGTTCGCCATCATATTTTACAGAGTTCCTTTTGTCGTAAGACAAGGTGTCTCTGTAACTTTTGGCTATATCTTCATTTTCAGCAAAATATAAACCGTGGCCATACGCCTGAGCGCCTTCACCAGTGCCGATTTTACTTATGTCAAAGCGCTCAAAATCATACGGCGAGCCGTGGAACGCCCTAATGCCTCTAGGTGCCTTCATAGCAGCGCCGACGGCTAGTGCCGGTGGAAACGCCGCGCCCATCATTTGAACCGCGTCACCAGCGCCGCCTAGTGCCTGCAAACCGGCGTCGAGGTAGTTTCCGCCGCTAATGTTCTCGTAAAACGATGGCAGCATCTGACCGGGGCGTGACGGATCAGGCGCGTTGCCGGTAAGGTCAGCGACACCAGCACCCGGCGCAAATAACAAGCCAGTGGCGGCTAAACCGTAGGGGTCAACGGATGGCATGACCGCTGGCTCGGCAAGCAGGCCGCGATCATATTCGCTGAGGAATCTTTCCAACTAAACCACCCAATTCGTTTTTGGTTTCAAACTGCGATTTGAATTATAACCTCTTGAGTATCCACCGGCAACCGCACCCTGCCCCGCGAAGGTCAGCACAAACGCGTCAGCCACGTCAGGCGAGCGTTGCCCCCTGCGCTTCATCTCGTCCTTGCTCTCGACCTTTAACTTGCCAGTCGATAGGTATTTATAGCGGATACCCGACAATTCCGATATAAGCGTGTCATCCTGCGGTATTTTGCAGTCGCGCGCCTCAAACCACTCGCGGCAATGCCAAAACAGCTCATCCCTAAGCCTATTAAACTTAGCCTTCAGGCTGGCAGTCTCAGACACAGATATGCCAACGGCGGGCATGTCCAGCTCCCTCAGCCGGTCAGCCAGTCCCGCACCAAGGCCAATGGCGTCAATGTAGATCGCCTGCGGGCGCATCTGATAAGGCACGGCGTCGTACTCCGACAAGACAATACCGGCAAGCTCCATCAAGTCCTTATTCTGCCACGTCCTGATCGGCTCGACCAAGATATTGCCCTGACGCTTTGCAAGCGCCGACCGGTCAGAGCCAAACCGCGCAACGTCCAAGCCCCAAACAACCGGCGTGGTCGGGCCTGCCTCAACGTCGCGCCTCGTTGAATCCTCAATCAGGTGCAGCGGCAATAGCACGTCGTCCGACTGCTTTGGAAACTCACCCAAGACGCGAACCGCGAAGACGTTGCTCTCCTCGCCGTACTTCTCGCCCATCTCGCGGATAAATTTGGGGTCAACGTACTCACCCTCCTCGCACGACACCGTAATGCAGTGCCACTTCTCGCGGTCGCCGTGGAAGGCGTCGTAAAAATAACCGTCGGATCGGGTGGGGTTACCGCACATAATGATTTTTGCACCAGGGGTACTAAGCGCACCGCTGGCCGTCTCAAAGATGACGTTAGGCACGCCGGACGCTTCCTCGACCACAAACAGCATGTGCGGCGAGTGAAAACCCGCAAGCGACTCAGGATTTTCGCGGCGGCTCGTTCTGGCCACTGCGAAGCTGTCGGGTGCGCCCTTGAGGCTGATCTTGTCAGCCTTGAACTCCAGCAGCTCCTTGAACGCGGGCGGCATGTTACGCGCCCAACGGTCGATCTCCGTCCACAATACGTCCGATAGCTGGTGTGCGCTGTTCGCCGTCACGGCCACCTTGCACGGATAATGCGTCATAAGCCACCACAGAACGACCCAGCTCTCAAACGCGGTCTTTCCGACACCGTGGCCGGATTTGATGGCGACACGATCATTTGCGGCGATGGCCTTGAGGGCTTCCGCCTGCCACCTTTGCGGCGTGGCCTGCAAGACCTCCTCGACAAATAACGTGGGGTCTGCCCTTAATGCGGCTATCGCTTCGATGGTGGCGGGGGTGGTCATGTTAAATCCATCCTATTTTCGTGTCAGTGGTGCCGCGATCCCAGACAAACCAAGCGTAGGCCGTAGTGCCGGTGCTGGTCGGTGCCTCATCACCGCGCCAAATTGTCAGGCGCTTGGCGAACACCCAAACCCTCGACGGCGGGGCTATATCAAAAAGCTCGACCTTGCGCCTCTTGGATTCGAGAAACGACAGCCGCAACAGCCAGCAATGCTTTTCTGCGCCAAGGTCTATGGCCTTCTGGATAAACGCCTGAGCGTGCTTGTAGGGCGGGTTTGTGACGATATTAGGCGCAAGAAGCTGATCTGCGGCCAAGAAGTCAGCATTTGACGCCCCAAACCCATAATCGTGTAAATCAGTGCTAATAACCGCGTTTTTCTCCGATAGCACGTCGCTGATGGCTCCGTTGCCGCAGGCTGGTTCCCATATGTCGCCGCGAAACGCCTCAACCGCTGCCAAGGCGCGTGTGGCCAATGGCGGGGTTGGGTAAAAATCATTTTCGTGGCGGCGGGTGGTCATGCGTTAACTCCGAAGGGGGTGGGGTGGTAAGGGGTATATATTTTTATTCCCGCCCCCCGCGATATTTCGATGGGGGGGGTGGTTAACCGAAATCCGGTTAACTTTGCACATATTTTGCAGAAATGTCGCATAACGTTAATTATGCGTAACGCGTATCGTGCAAATACAATGACTTAGCTGCCTGTGGATAACTTTTTGCCTTTTTTTCGCCTGTTTGCCTGTTTTTTAGGCATATCAGAGTTAACTGAAATCTGGTTAACTTCGGTCGCGCGTGCGCGTAATCCGTCACTTGTGTCTTCTCTCTGTTCTACCACATCAACGTGCTTCAACTGAGCCGCCTTGTTCACTTGCTGCAACAGGTCGAGGTATGACCCACCAGCCTCATGCGTCACATCAACCTGCTGCTTGTCGCCGTACACCTTTGGCAGCAACCTAGCCGCCGTCCATTTGAAGTTGTCCGACACAAGCCTAGCCGCTTGCGGATCAATCTCACCATTCAGGACACGCCTGTTTATCTCATCCAATTGATCGGCATAAATCATACCGCGAGACGCCAGCGCGTTCATATACTTGCGCTCAAAGTCCTTGTCGTTGTGTATCTTGTTCCACGTTGTCCCCCACGCTGGCATGTCCTTGTCCTTGCACACTGACTGACCAGCTCTACCCGCTGTCACGCGAGACAGGAACTCAACCCAAACCTCATCAGGCAATCTAGCTGACATCGTCGTGATCCTCATCATCAAAGTCCACGGTCAAAACGTGGCTGGTATTCTCGTCGATTAACAGCAACGCCTCATTGCAATTGCTACACACTATC